CCATCAAAAATACAATCCCAGTTTATCAGATCTGTTGCTTAGTGTTATACACATAGCAGAATGTATTTTTGGTGGAGTCGCCGGGTACCGCCCCCGGGTCCTGTATAGCGTTTGAATTGCTTCAACGTTACATATATATTTATACAGTCTTTTTAGGTAGATGTCAAGAGAAGAATGTAAAAAAGATAACAAGTATAATGTAGTATTTGATCTATTGACTGTGTTATCCAATAACTATTATCTGACGATGTCCATTTGAACTTTTTAATTATTTTTGTTTTAAAATGATCAATAGTAAAATGAAGTACGTAATCTAGTAATGCTATTGATATAGACATACTAGCATTATTAGTTAATAGAGCTATAACTATAAAAGTAAGTCCGGCGTGATCTGCCGCATGAATATATCCCTTAGGACTTTTAAGGTCACTTTTATCTCCGGGAGTCTTTCGTAAAGATTGCATTGCCAAGTCAGCAATAGCATGTTTAACGAATAGTCCATATAGAATTATTAAACCTTCCATACGCTGGACTATCCTTTACTGTTCTGGTGTGTGAATGATTGCTATATCAATTGCTACAGGCTTGCCATTATGGTCGTCAAGTTCATAGTCGATAACCATGCCTTCAACTACCTTCTTTACGCCTGCTTTACGAAACTCTGAAATGTGTACAAACAAGTCTGCTTGTCCTTCTTCACGTGATATGAAACCATATCCTTTTACGTGATTGTACCATTTTAATTTGCCCTGCTTCATGTCTTGCCCTTCTTAAAGTATACAGGGCGTAGAAACAATTCCTACGCCCTATACAGTATTTATTACATATTATTCTTTTTATCTTGGATTTCAGCTCGCTTTGCTTTTGCAAGTTTACCCATTTCGCCTAGTGCTTTTCTAGCTCTAGCCGCGGCCGCTTTAGTACCGCTTTCAAATTTATCGTTCTCTGCTAGGTACGATTCGTACTGTGCAACGATTTGCTCGTGAATTGTTGACATCTTTATCTCCTTTTAGTTAATCTTTATGCCGGTTGTTGATTCAATGTATTGGTCTGCCATTCCTTTTTCAGTCTTAGCAATAAACACAATAGTTGATAAGTTAATATCTAGTTCGCTATCGCGACCAACAGTAAAAGTAAATGGCACCATGCCAATACCGTCTTTAGTCATAGTAAGAGCCATTGGCTTCTTAACCTTCATTGAATCTGTTTCTTTTTTTACTAGGCGTGCAATTACTTCTTCTCCTGCAACAGTTTTAAAACTAATTGTATCGCCGTCTTTATAACTTACTTCTAATAACATATTATTATAAACTCTCCCCTGTTCCGTTCCATCCTGTTTGATCAATATAAGAAACTAATGCTTCGTAGCCTCCAATATGTTGATCGCTAATAAAGATTTGCGGAGCAGTCCTTGGTGCTGGCAATCCTTTTTCTTCGAAGAGTGCCATTAGTTGACTTGGCTGTATATCTGTGCCAATACTTTTTGCTTCGTAAGTAACGTTCATCTTGTCCATTAATGCTTTTGCTTTAACGCAAGACGGACAGTTAGGCTTACTATAGATTATTACGTCCTGACGTGTCATAGACTAAATCCTTTCAGTGAATCCTTGTCTACGTCTTGTTTGATACCGCCAATGATATACGACTCTACTTCAGTCTCTTGTGGAGCCACTTGTAATCCTGACGAACTCAACCAATGTTGTGTCCAAGGTAGTGGGTTAGTGTTTAGTGGACGATCATAAATTGGTTTGTAACCAAGTGCTTTAAGCCTACGGTTAGCAATATACTCAACATAATGATACAACAGTTCTTCGTTAAGTCCAATGATAGCACCGTCCTTAAACAAATAATCTGCCCACGCTTTTTCTTCGTTAACGCATTCACGCCACATGTCTAATACTTCTTCTTCACACTCTTTAGCAATAGATGCAAACTCTTTATCGTCAAGTCCTTTGATCCAATTCTTAAGAATAGAAGTTGATAGGTTCAAATGTGTTGCTTCGTCTCTTGCAATCAACGAAATAATTTTTGCACTGCCTTCCATAACTTTGGATTCAGCAAAGGCAAATGTGCAAGCAAAGGAAACGTAGAAACGTAGTCCTTCAAGAATGTTAACATTGTGCATTGCTAAAAATAGTTTCTTCTTAACATCACGCATGTTACCTTCTTTACGATGGATGTAAGCATCCGCCGCTTCTGTAAACGCATCGTAGTTTTTAGTAACTGCGGTAGCACGTTTTAGAATTTCTTTATCATCTAAGATTGTATCAAATACTTCAGTAGGATCTGCATACACGTTCTTCATAATATGTGTATATGAACGTGAATGAATAGTTTCAAAGAAGTCCCAAGTAACAATACAACCTTCTAGCTCAGGTAGTGATACGTGTGGCAAGAATGCCAAACTAGGACCACGTCCTTGTACACTATCTAATAGTGTTTGATATTTTAAATTACTAGTAAAGATATGCTTTTGTTCTGGTCTAAAGTTAGCAAAGTCTGCTCTATCTTTTTGCAAACTAACTTCTTCTGGTCTCCAAAAGTACCCTAACATAGTTTGATTTAATTTATCAAACTCTGGGAACTTAAACACATCATATCGTTGTGTGTTTTGGTCAGGTCCAAAGAACATATGTGCTTTGGTGAAGTCTACCTTCTCTTGATTAAATACTGTTTTAGCCATCTCTTTTCCTTTATCTCATAACTCTACTATAATAACATCATTGTATAAGCATGTCAACCTTTAAATTGCACAAGCCTCACAATGTTCTTCATATTCTTCGTCCGACCCTGAAAATTCTTCTCTTGCAAGTGGTTGTTCTGAAACATCTGCCATATCACCATCTGTCTTATAATCATAAGTGTTTTGGTAGTATGATGTTTTCCATCCATACTTATACGTGTTTAACAAATCACCTATCATAACACTCATAGGCACTTCATTATTGTCAAAGTGTGTTGGATTGTAACTCCAGTTACCACTAATTGCTTGATCAAAGAACTTTTGCATTACTGCTACGATATTAATGTAACCTTCGTTACTTGGCATATCCCATAATAATGTGTAGTGTTGCTTTAGTGTAGTATACTGTGGAACAACCTGCTTAAGAGGCCCTTTTTTACTTTTCTTAACGGACAAGTAACCTCTAGGTGGTTCGATTCCATTGGTAGCGTTCGACACAACGGAACTGCTCTCCGAAGGCATTTGTGCGGACAATGTGCTGTGCCGTAGCCCGTGTTCTCTGATGCTCTTACGTAAACCATCCCAATCATAATTTAATTTAAACTTTCCTAACTCATCGACTTCTTTTTTGTAAGTATCGATTGGCATAATGCCTTCTGAGTATTTAGTACGGTTAAAGTATTCACATGCTCCACGCTCTTTTGCAATGCTATTACTTGCTTTTAGTAAGTAGTATTGGAATGCTTCTGTTAGATCATGTACTAGTTTCCATGCTTCTTTATCATCATACTTAACATGATTCTTTGCAAGGTAATGTGCTAGTCCAATGTAGCCTACACCTAATGAACGTCTTGCTTTTGTACTAATCTCAGCCGCTTTGATTGGGTAGCGTTGATAGTCAATAATTTCTTCTAATGCTCTGACAGCAAGTTCACATAGTTCTTCTAAGTCATCTAACGAACGAATAGTTCCTACATTAATAGCACTTAGGATACACAATGCAATTTCACCTTCTTCATCATCAATGTGATCAAGTGGCTTGGTTGGTAATGTAATCTCTTGACACAAGTTACTCATGTATACTTTGTCTTTAAATGAACTGTGTGTATTACAGTGATCAACATTCATAATATAAATGCGTCCTGTTTCAGCACGTTCTTTAATTAATGCACTAAACAGATCCATTGCAGAAATAGTTTGTTTCTTAATGCTTGTCTTACGCTCATACATTTCATACAGTTCTTTAAACTTGTCAGCATCACCAAAGTATGCTTCATACAATCCTGGAACATCGTGTGGCGAGAAAAGAGTAATATCACCGTTGGATAACAATCTTTCGTACATAGTTTTATTAAGCTGAATAGAATAATCTAACTTACGTACACGATTGTCTTCAGTGCCTTTGTTGTTCTTTAGTACAAGGATGTCTTCAATCTCTTGATGCCAAAACGGGAAGTGTGTAGTAGCACTGCCGCCACGTACACCATTCTGTGTACAACAACGTACAGTTGCTTCGAACTTTTTAAGGAACGGAACCACACCTGTGTGTGCAACCTCTCCACCTCTAATCTTAGAGTTTACTCCTCTGATACGTCCTGCGTTGATTCCGATGCCTGCCCTTTGCGCCGTATAGCGTCCAATAGACATATCGCTGGCAAAGATGCTATCAAGAGTGTCGTCGCTGTCAACAAGAACGCAACTTGCAAACTGCCTGACAGGGGTCCTGACGCCTGCCATAACTGGCGTTGGGATATTGATTTTAAATAATGAGGTCGAGTCATAATATCTCCTTACATAATGTAACCTATCTTCTTTAGGATAGTTAGCAAACAATGTAGCCGCAATCATCATATACATGTGTTGTGGGGTTTCAAATAACTCTCCTGTTGAACGATCCTGTACTAGGTACTTGTCAACTACTTGACGTAGTCCTGCATAGGTAAAGTTCTCATCACGCTTGTGATGAATGTATGAATCTAACTTAGCAAACTCATCATCAGTATATGAATTTAATATTTCTGGATCGTATATACTACGTCCAATATTTTTATTAATCATTTCTCTTAGAGAAATTTTTTCAAAGCTACCATAAACATCTTTATACACACCGTACAATAACAAACGTGCCGCCGCGTACTGATAATTTGGCTGTTCAAGTGTAATCAAATCATTTGCTGATCTAACTAATAAGTCTTGAATTTCTTTTGTTGTCATGCCGTCTGCAAATTGAATACCTGCATTCATTTGAATAAGACTACTACTTACACCTGCCAGCCCTTCACATGCAAAATTTACTACTTTGTGGATTTTTTGGATATCCAACGGCATTGTTTCACCGTTGCGTTTTAGAATATTTAGGTTTGCTTTCATCTTACTTCACTTCCTCTTTGTTAAAAAATATTTAGTGTAACGGAGGCAGTTGGATCACCTTTTGTGATACAATGCTTTGCGGTATTGAGTTGCTTGATGATACTTCTTCGTTATATCCTAAAACAATACTTCCGTCCAAATACACTAGGTACATGTTTACTTCTTTTTCAATGTCCTTACTGATATGTATCTCTACTTTTGCTTGGCTAAACCTATCAGTTAACTGTAACGTATAGGCGCATAATAGTGCAATTTCATACTCAGTAAAAGACTTGTTTTCAATCAAGTGCCACGGAAGTGCCACACTCTCAGGATCCCATGGATTCTGTTTGCGATTACTTCTTGGTAGACTCTGAATAAAATCATTAAGTACTCGAAAAGGTTCATAGGCTGACTCAAGGTCTTGCCTTAATTCTTTCCAGACTCGTACTTTGTCTTCAAATTTTAATTCATGCATTAACTTCGAACTTTGATTTTGTAGTTAAACTCACCTTGATCATTTGTAATAGAGTTTAACATAGAAACTATGACTGTGTCAACCCCTAAATTGCCATCTGTGTTAACAGTTGCGGCAGTAAAGGTTAATGCATTTTCGTAGTTACTATCACCTTGATAATTATATTCATCTTCAAATAATAATGTATTTGTACTAACATCTAACATGATAGTCATTTTACCACTGCGTTGTGCATTTGCTACTGAACTTGAATAGTCATATTCTATTGTATAAGTTCGACTGTAGTCACCTGGGAGTCTAAAGAAGTAAGTGGACGATGATGCCTCTTGGACTTCTAGACTATTAAGGCCGCCAAGTGTAGCGTTTACTTTGCCTTTAATTTCTGATACGTATTTGTATGTTGAAATATATGTTTGGTTATATCCTAAGTCGGCTGTTCTAGCAAAGAAGTCTTCTATACTAGAGTTTCCTGCTTTAGCAAAATCAATTACACTGTATTGTGCATTACCTTCGTTGCCACCGACATTACCTACACCTTCAAAAGTATTGTGTGAACTTGTATTGTTTGTTCCTTGTGTAATTATAATAGCTTCTTTGTCAATATTAGAAAACTGTGAATAACTTATAGAATTCTTACAAGGAGCAGTTGTTTGTCCTTGTGCACCTAATGCTGTACCTTCTCCAAATACTACACCATATCCTAAAGTTTCAAAATGACTGCAATGCCAATGATTACCATAAACGTCATCATCACTAGCAACACCAACACCTAATCCCATAAAGTGAATATGATCAAACTTGTTATCTTGTGTTCCTACTAATGCACTTAATGATTCTAATTCTATACCTGCGTTAGCTGTATTGATCGTTGTTCCTGTTGTCCATGGGCCTACAATTTTAATTTCTTTAAAGTTACTCATCTTACAACTTTGTAATTTAATTGCAGGTTGTGCAGTTGCTACAGTTGCAATAGTAAATCCTTCTAAATGGATATTATTTGCTTGGTTTAATGTTGTACTAGTACTGTCATTGGCATAGTTGCCTGGCGTACTTGAACTGTTTACTGTTTGAAACACTGGCACATTACCAGTCATATTAAATTTAGTCTTATCTCTGCCATCACCGTATATTGTTGTATAAGGTGGTAGGTAAATTGTTGCTGAAACTTTGTATATTCCTGCAGGAATATACAATTTTACACGACTTTGTTCTGTACCTTTAGTTGAACTATTGATGTATAGTTGATCAATTGCTCTTTGTATAGCAACAGTTTCGTCAGTTGCTCCATCACCTGTAGCACCAAATGATTTAATGTTAACAATTTCATCTAGTCTAGATTGTAATGTTCTTTTAATAGGAGAAGTAGTACTTGGACCTGTTTGTACTGTTACGCCATTTAAGTATGTATATGTATTTGCTAGTGTGAATAGGTCATCATGCTCTGTGATAATCTTTGTGTTACCTACTGCTGGTGAACCTTCTGCAACACTTCCGTTACCAATATATAATGCACGATTGTCTACTGCCCAACCAAATTCTCCCCCAGCTAATTGTGGAATACCATTTGTGCCCTTACCACGTCTAACTTGGATTCTTGAAATTTGTACGACTGCCATTATATGCTCCTTATTTTATATATTTATCCATGTTTGTCGTAATACTGATACACCCTATCCCACCATTTTTGTTCCCACTTATTAAACTCGTCTGGCCATACGTCAAACTGTTGATATTGTAGGTCTCTTGAACACATAAAGATGTGTCCTTCACGTATGTTGGTGCCAAATACTTCGTTGTGAGCGAGAGCATAGGCTGTGAGCTGTAAATAGTAGTCTTCAACCCATTCTGCTTTCTTAGGCTTGTTTGTTTGTTTAAAGTCCATAATAGCAGGCTGTCCTTTGTACTGTCCAACTAAGTCAGTTGTGCCTGCATATATTTTAGGATGATATAGATTAATCTCTGATCCCCATATCTCATCAACATCGCCCATTGCATTGTCACGAACTTGTTCGGCCATCTTGTGAGCTTGCTGTGCATAAGGGTTTGATCCTGGAGTAGGCCATTCACCAAACTCAATATAGTCTTCAAGATACTTGTGCATACGTGTACCAACACTAGCCGCTTCTGTTACAATCTCTTGTGCTTTTGCTTCGCCTACTCTCTTACGCCAAGCAATTAAATGGCTCTTATCCTTTGTTTTATCAAGGATCGTTGTAACACTTGCGACTGCATTGCCGTCTGGACATGCGTATAAACGCTTGCCATCTATCTGTTTACGTTTGATTTCTTTATAGTCGTATCTCTCTGTAATTAAACTCATTAGTTCTCCGTATAGTATACTGCTTCTAGCTTTATTGGATTGTTACCTGTTGCATGACCTGCAACTCTTGTAGAACAATCTCCGCCTATTCCTTTTAGTAATGCTCTTTCTAATTGTGCTTGGTCGTATGTTAGTTTATGATTTGCTTTACTAACAATTTCGTTTGTTATTACATCATCTTTGCGTGTTTGTAGTGCAATAATGCCTTGTCCAACTGCTGGCACCATGCTAGTCAAACGTTCGTAATCTCTTTTAATACCTAGTGCGTCTAATCCTGCTTCTGCAAGTACAATAGCATCATACTCACCTGCATCTAACTTTGCAAGTCTTGTATCAATGTTACCACGTATAGGTTTAATTTGTACATTAACTCCAGCATACAGTTGTTCTAGTTGTGCTTTACGTCTTGGACTACTTGTACCTATTACAAAGCCATCAAACACTTTACCTATCAATACATCATGCGGCCTATTGCGTTCTAACACTGCACATATATGTAAGTCAGGATGTTCTACATCACCTGGCATATCTTTTAAACTGTGTACACCAACATCAATAAGTCCATACTTTAATCCGTACTCAATAGCATTACAAAATACACCTTTGCCGCCTATTTCATGTATAGGAGTATCAGGATTAAGATCTCCGTCTGTTTGTATTACTTCAATGGTTCCTTGCCCTATTGCTTTTATAGCCTTGTCAGCATATGCTAACGCTAACTTACTACCACGCACACCTACTCTAATCAATGTCAAAATCCCATACTAAACAACGTCTGTTATCTTCAGTTGGGTAAGCACCATGCCATACCCTATCGTCCATAACAACTACTCTACCTGGAGTAGGATGGAACTTGTGATCATATGTATAACCAAATTGGTTTTGCATAATTGTATACATACAACCGTTAAACTGATTTGTCTTTGAAGGAGTTATATGATCAAACAGCATTACACTAGATGCAAAACGTTTGTTCTGTTGAGTCATTCTATCTGTTGAATGAAAGTGTCCAGCTTGCCAACCTCCTGGAAAGTAATTAATAGTCCAGGCTTTTGATTCCTGTCCTTCAGTACGTTCTGCTATATGTGTAACAGGAAGGTCAACTTGTTTAAAACAGTCAAGTAACCAAGTTTTGTAAGTAGTTCGTTGTTTGTTCCATTCATCATATTCTAAAGGTTTCTGTATGCCGTTAACTGTGCAAGTACCTTTGGAGATATCTGAAGAGGTAAAGTCAAACAAACTTTCCATTTCTTGGTAGTGTGGATAAATTGCACTTACGACCCAATGTTGATTCTGGGTCATATACAATTCTATATCGTTAACTTTCTTTAAAAGACTCATTCTTAACTCCTATTATACATATTATATAACAAATGTTATAAGAAGTCAAGTGTTTTTTTGGATTTATTTCATTGCGTTGGCTGTAGCTCTTCCAGCCATATTATCTACAGTTTTGTCTTCTGGCTCTGCTTGAGGTTCTTCGCCGCCAGCTAATACTAACCCAGCTTCATCAAAACTATTAACTAAGTTTTGTAAACGCTGATCGCTGTTGTATGCAACGACGAAGCTCTCTCTATTGTATTGTTCTGCGCCTGCATTGGCAAGATACTTATTAAGGTCGTCCCAACCAATTCTAGTTGCGCCTTCTTGAGCTTTTAGATGTATTACTTGTGATAACTTATCGGATACTGTTTCAGATAATGAGTTTAGTCTTTTTTTTTCGAATCTGCTAGTAGCAACCCTAAACGCTTTGAAAGCTGTATGCTTTCTCGCTTGCCGCGATCGTCTGCTTCATCTCCGCCTGCTGATGCGTCTGCCGCCGCAAACTCATCATCGCCTTCAGGGGCGTCTGCTTCCGCATCTGCATCAACTGTTGGCTCCATAGCCATGTCGTCATCTGCAGGTACTTCGTCGCCCATTGTGTCAGGTGCACCTTCGCCTGTTAAAATAGCTACGCCACTTGTAAGGGAATCTCGTGTGCTTTCCAATGATGTAAATAGTGAGCCTAATGCTGGTTTGACTGTGTTAATAAATGTTTCACTTTGGTCAACTCCCATTTCGTCTCTAATCTTATCGCCTAGTTCTAACATGCTA